GCCCCGCCAGTCAGCGGCTCGCCTGCTGTAGCCGCAAGTGTGGCTGTAGGCTTCCAATTCACCCAAGCGTTGGGCGATAAGTCTGCCATCACCTTGACGGCCATCTGCGCATCCACGACCACGCTTTCAAGCGTAGTAGTCACATCGTAGATTTCATTGGTTCCGGTTTCAAAAGCTTCGTTTTCCTCTACGATAATTGTAAGTGCGTTGCCACGGATGCCGGAATATTTAGCTGTCGCAAGACTGCTTTCAGCTTTAGTTCCGTTGCCGTTCATGCGATAAAAATGCCCCAAGCGAATATTTTTGTACAAATCCCGTAGGGGTTTCATGCTCGCATGAGCGAAGTCATAACCAAAAATGACTCTGGATTTCTCAAAGAATTCTGCTGTGGTCACGCTGAAAATTTCATCGTCAGCGCCCCAATCCAGCATCAGGGGCATAGCTGCTACGCCACGTTCCGAAAGCGTAACCGTCGCCCTTGCCGCTGAAATGAAGTTAATGTAGCTGCCGGGAAGAATCTTATTTTGCGTAGTCCATACGCCGCCGCCAAGCGCCATTTATTTCACCTTGCCTTTCATAAAGTCTTTCAAAATCGTGTCTACCTCGGCCAAACTGTACGTCTGGGCTTTCAGCAGCACCGTCAAGGCGTCAACCCTGCCAGCATAACGCTGCATTTTCAGGATTTTTGCCTTATTGAATTTCACAATGGCCTTTGCCATACAGTCACCCCTTTATTCTGTCGTTAATTGGGTTAAATCCATAGTCTCCATGGGTGTTTCGTCCGATGGGCGCATCAGGAACATATTGTAATCTACAAAAAAATGCAGGACCCCGTCCACGGTCTCTTGCCGCATTTCACTTCCATGCACTAGGTCGCCATTTAGAAGCTCCACAAATTCTAGCTCCTCAAATAAGCGTCGCCCAATCTGCACCATCTCTGTGTTGCTTCCATCTTCCCTGGGGAAATAGTGGACATCAAAGCTGTTGCGCAGTTCCCAGCGGGCGTCAATCATGCGCCGCTGCGTGGACGCAAGCCAAGCAATAAAAAAAGCGGGTTCTTTCAAGCCCTGCCGCACGTCTTTTGAAAAATAAACCTCAAAATCCTCGCCGAACGTCAATTTCAGTTTCCGGGATATGCCCTTCATAATTTCGTCGGTCACTTTAACACTTCCTCCAGCATGTTTTTCAGCTTCTTTTCAATCGCTTTTGGGGCCTGCTGCTGTATTTCCTTTTCAGACTTCGCCAACATGAATTTTCCAGGCACCCACGCCTTTTTCAATCGCCTTCCAATTGCCGGAACGAACCGCCCCGGCTCTTGTCTGTGCCCATATTCCACATAGGAAGCATAAGACACAGGGTTTACAATTTCGATTTCGTAGGCGTTGCCGGATTTTGTTACATTTTCATTTCTGACCGTCCACCCTCGGCGCAGCGTTCCGCCCGCATATCCGCTCCAGTGCGTTTGCAGAATTGCGCCTTCTCGCGATAGGAAGGTTTTACTCTTCCCAATAGAGCCCTTAACCCGAATGGTCTTTTTCGCCTCGGCTCCTCCGAGCTGCTCAACGGTTGGCTTTTTTCCTATAGGTGTTCTTTTGACGACCTTCCGCAGCAAGCGGGCCGCAAGTTCTTTTGCTAAGGCCTGGTTGAACTCTTCGACTTGCGCCCCTTCCAACTTGTCGTTCAACTTTTCAATTTGCTTCTGCAGTTCGTCAAATCCTTGAACGTTCATTTTCCTCATATCAAGCCCGGCCCTCCAGCAACTCCAGCGGGACTTCCTGATGCGTGACATAGCGGGCCCCTTCGCCGGACTGCTTGTACCCTTGCGTGGTGCCCGCCTGTGTCACGACAATTTTACTCCCTGCTGGGATGGTCAATCCGGGGCGAATAAACAGCTTCACCGACTGACTGACCTGCGCAACATGGCCTCCGCTGGCGGCGGTAATGCTGGAAAATGACAACCTGCACGGCTCATTCAGAATTTCGGCACTTTCGGCAAAGGTGGTCTCCCCTGTATCTGGGTCAACGGACTTCTGCCGCACATAGACTGTGCATGCGCCTTCGTACAGGCTTTCTATGGCCCGTCTGGCCCACAGCACGCCACCTACCATTTGAGCCTCCTATACGTGACTAGGTCGGCTGTATAGCCCCTCAGAAGATGTGCAATCAACGAATCTAATTGCACGGAAGCTGATGCCGCAGCATCAAACTGTACATTCGTGTCGCCCAGCTTGATTTGCGACACAGCATCCGAGGCTAGTAGCTCGCTTTCGTCAAGCTGCCCTGTGCCCTTCTTGCCCTTTAGGAATTCACCAGCAACCATGTCGACAGCAATTTCCTTCAAGCCGTCCGGGATATCTACGATGTTGCAACTATTCTTGATGTGGCTTGTGACCTTATCAATCACGAAGCCCAGGGCCCATCCATCTGCGTCAGTCGCAGTGTAGCCGAACGATTCGAGACGCCTTTTGACATCTTCCAGCATTGATACCACTCCTTACTGGTTTAGCAATTTTTCAACCATGGGGAAGGAATACTCCTTCTTGTCCTCCAGAGCTTCGCTCAGCAGGCTCCGCTTGTGGGCGTACCAATGAGACGTCATGAAATAATCTTTCAAATATTTCGGGAAATCATCCACTTCCTCCGGCTCCACTTCCGGTACAGGAACACCCTTTTCCAGAATTAGTGCTGTGATCACAGGAGCAGTGGCCCCTTCCGGCAATTCAATCCCTGCACCTATGGCGATTTCCACCAATTCAGCCTTCTTCAGCGCTTTCAGCATGGCTTCCGTGTACATAAGCTCACCTTAACCCTTCGAAATCAGCCGGGCAATCGGAATAGACTTATGGGCGATAGGATTCACAGTATCGTTGACCAGCGTCCAGTTAGTAGCAGTTTCCAGCTCCGTAGAGGTGGGGGAATTTGTGGCCATAGCCGTCTTCGTGAAGCTGATGCCGAACGGCGCAAGAACTTTGCGCTGTCTGGTGTACAAGTAATCCTGACCACCAAACTTTGCAGGGTCTCTGTCCATCTCATAGGGATTCTCCACGCCAACATTCTCGAAATCAAAAGCGCCGTCGCCCAGAATGTAAGTGGTGTACTTCATCTCACCGCCACCAACGTCAACAGTGGGCATGTGATCATCCACAAGCACTGTTCTTCCGTTCCACGTAGCAATGGTAAGGTCACGCTGGATGCCGTTTGCGTCGTTGTACTTCATGAATTCAAGCAAGCCCTGATTTTCAAGGTTCGTGCTTACTGCGCTATGCATGACTGCCAGCGAAAAAGCCCGCTTCTTGTCTCCGCTCGCCTGCTGAATGGCGTTGTTCAGGGTTTCAGGGGCAACCTTCGGATTTGCAGCGCCGGAAATGTCCATAGTATGGGCAGTCACGAACGCAGCATTGTCCGCACCGGTCATGGCGAAGATGCCGTTCAGAACGTTAATCAAGGTATCTTGGTCAACGTCTTCCCAATACTCCGATACCTGACGGGCTACGTTGCTCATAAAGCCAGCTCCACCGGTGATGTCTTCCGAAAAATCACGCTCCACCCAAGCCTTCGCACGGCCAACGACCACAACGCTGCGATCATAGGTAGACGTCTTCTCTGCAACAATATCAGTTTCGCCATCGTAGTTCTGCGGCGCACCGCCAAGACGTCCAAACAGGGGCAGAGTGGCATATACAACGCCAGTTTGATTTGCAAATGCACTGCGGATTTGGCTATTGGGCCGAAGCGCACGGGAACGAATAAGTTCGTTCAGGCGAATGCGGGGAATTGTGTCAATGTACTTTCCAAATGCCTGTGGGTTAAATACTTTACTATCGAATCTTGCCATTTGGGTTCATCCTCTCATAAATTAAATTTCTACGCCGGGATTTTCGGCCATCCATGCGGATAATTCCTCATAACTCATCTTCGAAACGTCAATCTTACTACCAGGAACTTCGTTTCCTGTTTCAGCAGGTACAGCGCCCTTCAAGGTCTTTTTGGTATCCGTCGCAAAGAGGAATTTAGAATCTTCAGCACCGGCCAGTTTTTTGATTGCGTCGGAAAGGCCCTTCACTGTCCCGTCATCGGCCAGCTCTGCCTTTTCCAACACATCTTCGAGTAATGCACGAACTGCCTTGTTGTTTTTGGAGTTCGCCGCTGTCAAAGCCGCATCCACAGCAGCATTGATTTTCAACTGCTTAATTTCTTCAGCATGAGCATCAGCTACCTTCGTATTTTCCGCTTGCAAATCAATAATCTGCTGCTTCAACACTTCCACATCACCAGTGGAGTTTTTCAGTTTTTCCAACTGGCCATCCCGATCAGCTAATGTGGTTTTCAGGGTTCCAAGCTCCGTGTTCACCTCGTTGAAACGGGTCTTTGTAACGAACGCTCCGTCAATCGTGTCTTTGTGAAGCTTGATAACCTTATCTGCTGTTTCTTCTTCCAAACCCAACTTAATCAGTTCATTCTTATCCATGGTTTAATCTTCCTTTCAAAATCCGTTTATTTTCCGTGGCACGACCACGCCTTTTTGTCTTTCCGCTTTACCGCCCCGGAAATACCAAATCGGGCGCATTTTGGGTATAATAAAAGTGTCCATTTCGGACGCTTCGATTATTTTGCATGAAAAAACCGCCCTTTCAGACGGTTTCCTCACTTTTTTTCTTGCGCTCTTCAATTCGTTGCCAGAATTCTTCTGCTCGTTTTTTATCCTCTGACGTCAACTCTCTGTGGCCGATGACCTTTGGCAAAGACGTGTCATTCCAGCGCTCGTCAGAAAACAATTTCTTTTCATCCATCACAACTCCTCCAGCAAAATATAATGCACACCTCCGCTAAGCCGATAGTTCACAATCGAAAATCTGCTATTTGTCGGGTAAAGCACTTCTTGCTCGCCTGCGTTAATTGTGGAAATGTCCTTTCCGTTTCTGCTGATGGCAAATATTTGGATATTTGCATCCGAATTATAACCATTCAACTTCGAAAATGATGTAAATGCGGGATATTCTAGCTCACTTCCAATTGTATGCCTCAAAAGGAATTCTGTCAAATCGTCTTTGTCGCCAATCAAGAGCGCCCGCTGGACATCCCCGCTATAATCCGGCATTTTTGATAATGCTAAATTCAGCCGCTCAACCCAACTGCTTTCATCTTTAGTTAAACGCACGCCTTCTCGCAGTTTTCCGTTCAAGGCATAAGACCCGCCGCCTACATATCTAATGATGACCTCTTTGTCAAATTCAGTGACTACACTCGGCTCCACAAACTTGCTATACCAATGTCCATATGCCATATCAGAAGGTACATAATATGTTTCGTTGTCCTCGCCTCGTGCAATGCGCTCGCCAAAATCATCATCAAAGTATGGAGCTGTTACGCTCCGGCACCAGGGGTGGAACGGAGGCGCTGTCACGCCCGGCTCATAGTCCCTCATGTCAGCCACGATTCCGTCTAAGGATTGACACAGGGCACTGGTGTGGTTGTCCAGCGTGGCCACAATCTCAAACCGCTCCACACCCAGCATCGAAAAGGCCTCTCGCTGCGCCTCCGACGCAAAATAGGCGCTTTCCGTCATCACCAGCCGCCCAGCCTGCCGCTTTGATACGCCGAACTGGTCGGATATGGCCTTGATTGCAACATCGGGGGCGTCCCCTCGAATCATCCCCTGCGTCAGCTCGGTTTGAACTTTGCCAATCAAGGCTTGCTTCTGCGTCCAAATCCTATCGCTGAAGGTTTGCCGATCGAGCGTCCATGGAGTTGACATTACCTTTTCGATTTGCTTTGGGTTTATTGGCGTCAAATCCCAACCGATATTAAAGCCCTTCTGTATCTCAAACGCTGAATGATAGTAGCCGTCTGAATAGATTTTTCTGACTAAGCCGTCAAGGCCGTCAAGCTGGCTCCCATATAAAGCCTCGGCCTGCTGTTGAATTTCTAGCTGCAGTGCTTCCAGGCGGCTGATGTGCACCCTTGCGGACGCATTTTCGAGTTGCCGAATCCATTGGCCGTTTAGGAAGTTTTCTTGCCCATACTTGATATAATCTTCCAACGACCATTTGAGCTCTTGCAGCTGGCCCGAAGTCAACAACTTCCTTGCATCTGCCATTGAAACCGAATTGTTTACAGCAAACCGTTCATACCAAGATGCAATTTCTTGCTCAACACGCCGGGATGCCTGTGTAAACTCTTTCTCAACCCGTGCGAGGTAGCTACTGCCGCTACTGATAGATAATTGTTCAACGGCCTCAAACCTGCGCCGCCAATATTCAGCGTTCTTCATCCGGCTTTACCTCCGGCTGCGGTGGAAATGCCCCGGCATACTCATCTATGCTCTCTTCCTTCTGCTTTTTCATGCGCTCATATTCGACAGAAGCGTCTTCGACCCATGGATGCTGAGCCACTAAGGTTTTGTCAGACAAAATCCCAACTGACTTTTGGATGTTTTCGATGATGTCGCTTTCAGAAATCAGCATATCACGATTAAAGATAACCTCTAAATCTTCTCCGTCAAAGTCACCGGCTCCAGTATTTGTTAAATGCAGATTGACGAAATACAGCAATTCTTCGAAAGATGCTTGATACTCCGTCTCCATTTCGTTTGTGTCCAAATCAATATCGCTATACATAGACATGATGTTCATTTGGTTTGCATTCCCGCCCAAGCGATCATCTTTGGCATCATACCCCATGGCATTTTCAATGATTGCCTTCTTGAAGATTTCGATAATGGCTTTATAGTTCTCTGCGTTCACTTCAACTTGAAGCGTCTGCACATCACCCGCTGCACCATCTACGGTTTTCACCTTCACAGCACCATAGGTTGCGAGATTTCGCCGGAATTCGCCCAAGTCTTGCCCGTCGTAGTTAACCAAGACAAGAATTGTGTTCCTGGTGTCCTCTTCCATGTTGTTCTGAAAATTCGAGACAATAATATTCAGCCCGTCTTGCAGCGATTTTACATTGTTTATCAGCGGAATTTCTTCGTCATTGTACTTGAACGGCACAAGCGGAATTTTCGACCAGTTGTATGCCTCTACGTCATCCCCCTCGGTCACAGTGAAATAAGGCTCTTGCGAAAAAATACCAAGTGCAGGGTCATGGTCGGGGAGCAGGCGGGTCCCATCTAAAACAAAGCGGTGGATACCGGAATCGTCATAAATCTCAACCTTTTGGACAACATTCTCATTTTTCCCCTCGTAAACGATCGCTTCGTAGATGCGGATAGCGTAATCTAACGCCGTGTGCGCCGAATCACGCCACCCTGGGATGAGTTCAAACGGCTTAATGAGCTTGAAAGCTAAATCCCCTGCATCATTGTAATGGACAAATAGCCATCCGATGCCGCCATTCAGTGAATCTTTGCCAACATTTTTTAGCAGGCGGCGGAATCGTTTGTCAAATATTTTCTTCAAAATTTTCACGTATAATTCGCTCTCACCTTGAAGTGTAAACGGCTGCCCAAGCAGATAGTTGCCCTTCTGCGCTACCATTTTTTTATATTGGTTGTCCACAATGCGATTATTTGGCAAATTCTCCACAGGGTTCAGCTTGCCGCCCGGCCCAATAACTAGGCGCTGACGCTTCAGTATATCATGCTCTCCACGGTAATATTTCTCACCATTAAGCATGGCCCTGCGTTTTGGCGATGCTAAAAATGCTTTTATCTCGTTAACGATGAATTCCTCGTCGGTCAGACGCTCCGCAGCGCCCTTCACCACCAAATCATTCACACGGTCAGTTTCTGTGAACCTAAACAAAGCCTTCACCCCTAATCAAAGTCAAATAGCTTTCCTGCTTCAATCTTTTCCGCAATCCCGGTGGTGCAGTCCGGAGCATCATCATGCTTGTTCTTCCCCTCTCGCTGGTATCGAATCATTGCATCATGGTATTCAGGCCACCTGTCACGCCAGTTAGCAGGGAAATAAACGTGATCCATCACCCAAGTTGCATTTGACAAAATCCGGGCCTTTTTGTTCTTCGACTGGTGGAACCACCGTACCGATGTTTTGTTCGACTGAAATTTTTCCTTCAAAATACGCTCCACAGAACGTGCAAATCCTCGCCCACCATTGTTGCTCTCAATGTCAGCTAAATTCACGCCGTTATCGTGCATCATTTTTGCCGTAGCGGGCTCGGTTTCCTCCATCGGGGCTTTGGTATACAGCACATTCAGGATGTAGGCTTCCCTGTTGTACACACCATAATCAATGCTGCAATGATAATCATCACCAGTGTCGGCAGTGTCTGTGTAATTTTGCACCATCGTGAAGAGCAGATTCCCCTTGTCATCCATTGGCAGCTTTTCATAAGTTTTGAAAGAGCTGTAGAGCCGCCCCTTAATGTCAATCGGCTCTTGCTGGTAGTTCGCAGATGCGATGTCTGCGCCCATGGCACTCACTTTTTCCTGATATGATTCCAGTGAGAGGATTTCGGGACAAAGCATAGAGCCATCATCCTGAAGCGCCTTGTAAACGATGTGTCGTATCTTTGCACCCCGCTCTGCGTAATGCTTAAGCGCCCGGCCCGCCAAGTCCTCGCTATGCCATCGAGTCATGACAATGATGACTTTAGCTCCTTCCTCCAGACGGGAAATCATAGTGTTTGTGAACCATTCCCAATACTTTTCCAGCACCTCGGCATTGTTGGCCTCCAGGGCAGACTTTATGAGGTCATCTATAATCAGGATGCTTGCGCCAAAGCCCGTGGCCGTTCCTGTGGGTGATGTGGCCAGATAGTTGTTATACCCACCCTCCAGACTCCACAGATTCATAGCAGCGTCGCCATGCTTGATTTTTGTGTCAGGGAAGATATCAGAATAGACAATCCGACTTGCATCGGCCTTTACTTCTGAAATGGCATTTCGAACACCCTTCGCAAATGTCGTGGAAAGAACTTCATTATACGAGCCAGTCATAATTTTTTCGTGAATGTTGTGCCCGAGCTGCCATTCCACGAAATAGGATGCAGTGCGACTCTTTCCATGCCGGGGCGGCATATTCACAATCATGACTTTATCGTCTGATTCGCTGAATTCCTGAAATTGGTTGCAGAAATCAACCAAAAAACGACGTTCCCGCTTGTAAAAGTCAGGTGCCTTCAAGGCGCAGTATTCGAAGAAATCCCGCCTCGCCAACTCCGCTTTAGCTCCGAGGATAATTTCAGGAGCAATCATGGCACGCCCGCCAGCCGACGTAATTCCTCCGTGGTCAGGCCCGCAAATGGGTTTGTAGCGATGGCCCCGGATAGCTCCACTTTGTCCAATGCCTTGAAGCCTGCCCGATCTAAGAAATCCCTTGCAACGGTGATTTTATCTCGGTCGCTTGCATTTTCGTCTTTTAGGATTTTATACATGGCTTTCTGGGCCTCTATCTTGCGAGGATGGGCGACCAGATGAACATGCACATGATGCTTCTTTGCAAAATCGGCAAGCCGCCCCACAAAGCGTCCCTGCGCTCGGTAATAATCCCGGTCGTTGCTCACGGCAAGCTGTGCCGTCATGAGGTTGTCTACGAGGAACACAGAGCAGCCATGCTGCATCTTCGCCAGAAAGAACATATCCAAAATGTCGTCCTCGTAGTGGGAATCTTTCAACCGGCGGCTATCGTAGAGCCAGAGTTTGCGACTCCACCACTTGTCTATCTCGCTTTGAATCCACGGGGCCGGAAAGTGATACTCCAGTCCTGTATCCCTGTCTGTTTGAGCTTGTAGGTTTTGCCGTCCGGCAGCCTGTGCAGATAACCAGTTTTTGAACTGGAAGTCCGGCAGCTCGCCAGAGTAGGCACAGACTTTCATGCCCTGGTCAATAGACCGCAGGAGAACTTGCCCCACCAGCGTGGATTTGCCGCTCCCCCGCTTGCCCGTCCATGCGGTCAGCTCGCCCTCACGAAATCCACCCAGCAGCTTGTCCAGTGCTGTAATGCCGGAAACGGTTTTCTTCGTGGCGCTCAAGTCAGGCGCTTTCACTTCGGAAATATCCAGCAGACCCGCCGCCGGTAGCTGCTCGCCGTCAATAAGCAACTGTTCTGCTTCGCTCCAGCCGTATTTGTCCGTGAATGCCGCAAGGCTCTCACAATCCCGAAACGCCCCGTCAGCGACCTTGTGGATAGGAATGCGACGCAGGGCCCGTGCAAGGCATTCTGCCACGCCATCACGGGTGCGCTTGTCCGGGATGGCAACGAACACGCAGGGGAACTGCTCGAAAAACGCCCTGTTTTTCTCCAACGCTTCAAAACTGAAATCATGACTGGCGCAAGCAGTGTTAAACCGCCGGTACTGAGCATCGGACAGGGTGCAGAGCCAAAGGGCTTCGCCTGCCTCCAAAACGCCGCTGTCGATAATCAAGCCCTCACAGGAGGTTATCAAGGCGGCTCACCTCCTTTTCGTCTTTCCGCTCCCGCTTCTCCCATGTCACCGTTGCCGCCTTCCAGTCCGACATCTTGTCTCGGCCAACTTTCCAGTTTCTGGTCTGGTAGTAGGCAACGAATGCTTCCGGGTCGATGTGATAGCCTTTTTCTCGGCAATGGGCAGCGACTTCGTCAACGGTAGGTGGCTCGAAATGGTTGGATTTTTTTGTTTTTTTCTTCGGCTCATTATTACTAAGAGACATATCTAGAGATAGAGTTATATCTATGTCAGATATTTGTCCGACGTTTGTCGGACATTTGTCCGGACATTTGTCCAGACCTACAACCCCATTTTTTTCAGCTTCAATCCTTGCCCTCTGCTCTCGCTTTCTGTCACCCTCAGTGCTTGACTTTCCAATGAAATTCTGAATATCTAGCATGTAAATTGCTCCTGAATCAAGAACCTCTATCAGCCCCAGCGCTTTCAGTGTTTGCAAGGCATTTTCTACAGTTTTGACATCGTGTCGTGTAAGCTTAGCGAGCAGGTCGGCGCTATACGGAATGCAGTCATTGAGCATCAAGCGTCCATTGCCTCGGAGGCTCCTTGTGTACAATTTCAGGAGAATGTTTTGGTATAGATACCCGCTCGGCATGCTCTCAAGCACCACCATGGAATCCGATTCAAAGAAATTCTCCGTCAACCTCATGTAAAAATATTCTTGCGCCACTAGCTGCCCTCCTGCATCCGATTCAAAGTGTCCTCACAAGCTGCTAACGTGCCGCTCACGTTGGCAACCCGGCGGGCGAGGGAATAGACAAAGCGCTCCATTTCGGCCTCGTCAGCGGCCAGAAAATAGCCCTGCTTGCCTGTTTCGCAACTGGCGCAGATGGGCGCACCGACAAGCCGCTCCCGCTCGATTGCTCTGGTAATTTCCCGCCGGTTCTTGATGCCAAGAAGCTGGGCCAGCTCACGGGCGGTGATGGCGTTTTCTGCCCCTTCTTGCAAAAAGTCAGCAATTCTCATCGTGACACCTCTTGCAAAACCCGCTCGCTTGTGTAACAATATAGACGGGATTGATGGCCTCACCGTTGTTTTTCCCGCCTTGCCTGCTTGAGTACGCCAATACTCGAGCGGGCTTCTTTTTGTCTTTTTTCACTGCACGGTTCCTCCTTGGTGCTCCGCCAACCATTTGCGCAGTCCGTCCACAGGAATTAGGCAACGATTGCCCAGGCGAACGAGCGGGAATCCCTCCAAATGAATCAAATCCCGCAGCTTGCGGTCACTAATGCCGATAGATTGGGCGGCCTCCTCGACGGTGAGGGCCAGACGTTCAATCATG